CAAGAATGCACCGAGAATGTCCGACGAATCAAGAGTATCGACGATATTCGTAAAGAGTATCCTAATTCTGATTTTGATCTTGTTGCTGATGAGTTTAACTCGATGCTGGTATCCCTTGATGAAGTCGGAGTTATGGTTTTTCTAGGACCAGAGAAGTATTTCCCTCCTGGTCATCGTGGTGTCTATCATACAGTATCTAATAACTTTTATTTGAATGATGCTTTTATGCATCGTCCTTCTGTTCTTATGACTGTGATGCGTCACGAAGGGTGGCATGCAGCACAAGATTGTATGGCAGGAAGTATCAAGAATTCTATGATTGCCATCATTCACCCAGAGAGAAAGGTTCCACAAATCTGGCGTGATATTGTGGAGAAGACATATCCTAAGTCCGCCGTTCCTTGGGAAGCAGAAGCCAAGTGGGCAGGTAAAACTGAAGGTATGACTGCCGAAGCACTCAAAGCGTGTGCTACTGGCAAGATGTGGGAGGTTTACGAACCGACCCCTCTTACGCTAAAATGGCTGAAGGAAGAAGGATTTGTTGACTGATGGAACATCTGTTTGTATTTGGTTTTATCTTTCTATTGACTGCCACTTTACAACATACTTGGCCAACTAAAAACAAATTTTAAGATTACTGATGACTGTACCATTTTTTATTGAAGAACCTATCACTTGGAAAAAAATTGAGGTTCCACCAGATATTATCAAATATTGTGATATGACCACAGTAGACGCAGATCGTGAAGATCTGCGTTATATTGATTGTGTTTGGATGCATATGGGATACTACGGTGTCCCTAAAGATGTTATGAAAGCACACAGAGAACAATGGAACCCACCTGTCAAACCAATCTTTGAATAAATAATATCACCCCAAATTTTTGGGGGTAACCAGCCAAGAAAAATTCTTTGAAAACTTCTTGACTCATTATGGTGAATTTTTTGTTGGAAAGCATTTAAAAGGTATGACACATTTAACGAGAGATGTGTTAATCAAAACCATCGTTGCCACTGAGATGCAAAACAATGATGGTGAAGATTACACAAAACAGTTAAAAGAAACCAAACACAAGTGGGAACACGCCTCAAGCGAGGAACTTTGTAGAAAATATAATCAAATACAGGATACAAACATTTCAGTTGAAACACTGATGCCATAAATAGCAGTGCGCTGCTCTTTATGGAATGCCTGAAGAAGTAAAAGAAACTCCAAAACCAGAAGACGAAAAGAAAAAAGGTCTTTTTGGTAAATTGAAAGATGCTGCAACTGACCATGAGAGCCAGTTGGAAGCAATCAGCACTATGGTGCGTCTTGGTATTCTTGTTTGGTCTGGTGGTATTTTGACACTTGCATATATTAAGTTACCACCCGCTCTTGGTATTCCCGAACAGAAACTTGATCCCACTTTTATTGCATCGGTCTTTACTGGGGTCTTAGCTACCTTTGGAGTTCAGACTGCTAAGAAGCAAGGTGATGGTACGTTCAAGGCTTCTGGCGGAATATCTAAATCCGATCTTGAGAAACTGATTGCTGCAGCGGCACAGACTGCACCATCTCAAACGATTCGTATTGAACAAGCACCTCTTCAGATTACTGGTGTAACACCAGATAAGAAGGGAGGAGAACCACCTGTAATGCCCACGGTATAAAACAATGATGTTAGTTACTTTGTTTATTGTTGGTCATATGGAAATCGGCAATGGAATGTGCCGCACAGATATGATGATTGATAATGAACCAGTTTCTATGGAATATCCTTGTGAATACTACTCTGAGTTGAAAAATTTAGACAAATCAATTAGGGGTATGTAAAATTATGAAATTCGGTAAACAGACTGATGCTCCAGAAGTAGTAACACCAACTCCAAAAAAATCCCCAGTTAAAAATATTGCTATCGGACTGGGGGTTGTCTTTGGTATTGCTCATATTGGTGTTCTCGGTCATTTGCTGAATGCGATTCGGCCGCCTATCATCAACTTTCCCCAGGGTGACTACTCTTCCTATAAGGTGGAAGCAACTAGGGATGGATATAGAATTGAATACAAAGCAAACGATCCTGCTATCTTAAATTCTGAAAGACAATTGCAACTTAACCAGAAAAAGGGTGGGTTGTTTGGTGGCGGTGGTGTTGAGTTACGTCGTGAGTATCGTATTGATCAATATACAATGGACGGAACTCGCAACCTAGGAGGCGCTTCAGTAGACGCCGAGGGAAAGTCTCTTGCGAAAAGCGAAGAGTGCATACGGGCGGACGCTGGCGCACGGTCCCAGGGTGCTCTCGCAGGAACTAGTATTGCAGCTGGTGCTCTTGTACCCGCAGTTATTAATGTTCCTTATATTGGATGGTTGGCTGCTGGTTGGATGACCTTACTTGGCGGTAGAGTTGGTTCTGATGTTGGTTCCCAAGTAGGAAAGGTATTCAATGACTGCTGATCCTAAAATAGAATATAAGTTCGAACACCACTGGGGTGGCGAAGAGATGTGGTATCACAAGGCAGAGAGGTGGGCAAAGAAACAAAAGTTTCCAATCAATCATCTTGCTCTGGGATTTATTACTTGGTTGAAAGAGAAGTGGATAGAAGGTAAAGTCGAAATGGAAATGGCGTCTGTTGATAAACAGGCAGAAGAAATAAAGAAGCAATGGGAAGAGGAAGAGAAACAAGAACCCATTGTTGAAGCTAAACCATCAGAAGTAGAAGGACTTGATGATATCCGTATCAAAGCACCTTTCAGTGTTGATGGTGATTGGAATGATATTGCACTGAATTATAAGAAGTGGAGATGAACATTGATGCTTACAATTCTAAATTATGTTGCTGCGTTTTGGTCTACTGTAGTTATTCCTTGCACCATTGTTCCTGCTAATTGGGAACCGTGTTCGCGTATAGATAAATGGTTGATACCA